TGTTGTTGCATAATATCAATACCATAATTAATTGAGTCTTTTCCTTTTGTTACTCCTTTAATCATTTTACCATATCTTCTAATTTCATCTATTGATTTAGGTTCTGAACTATCAGCATAAATAATTATATTGTTAGGTAATACTTTTGCTATATCAGAATTAAGCATACCTGTTTTATAACATATCTCATTAAGTATCCTTTGATTGTTATATGAATATACTTCTACGATTGCAGTTGGGTCATTTGTGTAGCCAAAATCTAATCCTATACCTAATAATTTTGCTTCACTTGGTATTGAATCAATAGTTTTCCAGTTGTTAAATATTACACCCTCTAAATTACCTATCTCACCTAATCCATAAACACGATACCAGTTATCCCAATAGTTAGAAGTCTTTGCTTTTTCTTTTGCTTTTAAAATAAAGTTTAAAGCACTTTCAGGACACGCTTCATTATCTAAATAATTAACTATTAAAAAGTCAACATCGTCATCACCTTGCAACTCTGAATGAAACCAAAACTCGTTAACTGGATTCCAGTCTAAATAAACTCCTTTCTTTGTTCTAGATGCTAATTCTGTGTAAGCATGAAAAGTCATGTTGTTACACTCATTCATATAAAGGTAATCACGTCTAGCACCTCTTAACTTTGCATCATTATCAGCACTAAAGAATTCTATTACACTTCCATTTGCGAAAACATATTTAAAATCTGAAGCATTCCAACGTTGGTCTAAATACCTTCCTGTTGCTATCATTATCTTTTTAAAGTCTTTCATAGCACCACGCTTTAAATGTGGTATTGATTCAGCAACTATTGAGATTTCAGTATTAGAATTTTTAGCAGCAATATTAATTAGAACAGGGAGTATTCCAAAAGTTTTACCTGCTGAAGTACCCCCTTGTATTCCCTTAACAAACTTTTTTAGTTTGCGTATCTTTTTTATTACTGTTGTTAACTTAAAATCACTCATCTACTTCTTCATCATCACTAAATAAAGGTTGTTCAATGTGTTCTATTTGTTGCCTTTCTACTAGGTTGTTTAATCGTTGCGTGATACTTGGATTATATATCCCAGCCATACCTCCAGCAATTTGGTCATCTCTAACTTCTCTTCTTATACGCGTACAGATGGTTAAATATTTTCTATATCTATTATTTGTGTTAGCAAAGTAATGTGATAAATCTCCTATTATTCCTAAGTCTGCAACATAATTTTCAAAACCTTCAATAGTCAAAGGTCTTTCAAGTTCGCTATATTCACTTCTACCTTCTTTACCTACAAATGTATGTTTAAGTATAGGATTAGATTTAGTTTTCTTTTTATACTCTTGGAATAGTTCCCAAAGTCTCTCAGGGCTTTCTATTTTGTGTTTATTTGCCATAGTTTTAATTGTTACATAACATTAAGAATGCTTTATGATATAGTTTGCAATCTTCTTCTATATACATCTTTACTTGATACCATTCAAATACTTCAGTTAGTTTCGTAGGCATCGTAAACCGTTTTAATTTTGTTGATTATATCTCTCCAGCAGTCACTACAATTAGTTGGTTCTTGTTTTTGGTTTAATACTCTATTGTAGATTTTTAACAGTTCATTTTGTTCTGTTGGTCTAATAGATAATTTTTTAACTTCAAAGAACTTTGTTAAGTAGTTGTATTCTGTTTCTGTTAAACAGTTTGGTTTAAAGTAAGGAAACTTTTTGTTTAGAAATTCTTTTCTTTTGTCGCAATTACAGTCATCACCGAATGCAAATTTAACTAATGCTTTTATTCCTGTTGCTGTTGTAATCTTTTCTACTGTATCACCTAGTCCTTTGCTTCTAGGTTTTCTTTTTCTTGTTTGTTTTGGTTTATTCTCTTCCATTTTAATAATTTTTAATAGTTTCGTTATATACTTTCATATCTATATTGTAATAAAACTCTTGATAGTATCTATTTTCTGATAGATAATTTATTAATAAACATTTGAATTTTCTTTCTTGTAATTCTATTACTTTATATATATAACCACATGGTATTTCAATAATTGAACCTACTTTAATATGTTTCTTAACACTTACTTTTTTCATATTAACTCTAAATCGTTGTTTTTATAATCCTGGTAATCTTCTCCTATTTCGTTGTTTAAGTATTCTTTTGTTTTCTTTATTGACCAATGTAATGTTCTTACACTTATATTCATTTCGTCGGATAAGGTTCTTAAAGATTTGCCTGTTGTTGTGTATATCTTGAATAGCATTTTATCAAAGTAATGTAGCTCTTCTAGTTTGTTGTTAATTGCGTTTTCAATACATATTAACTTTTGTTCTTTTAGTTTGTTACATTCGCTTGTCTGAACTTTTTTAAACTCTTTAATATCTAGGTCGCAATGCTTACAATCTTCTTTGTATATGTTAAAGTATATGTTTCGTAAGGTTGTCCAAATGTAAAATAGATTTATTTCTTTGTCTGGGTATTTTTGTAAGTGGTCATAGATTCTAATGTACATTTCTTGAACAACATCTTCTTTATTTACGTAACCACCAAATGTGCTAACTATGTTTAAATAGTTTTCGTGTCCTTGTGCTATTTCTTGTAATGTTTTCACGACGTAAATATAATCATTTTTTTGATTAGGATGTAATCATTTTGTAATAAAATTATAAAAAAAAGGCTAACTATTAGTTAACCTCTTTAATGAATGTACCGTTTATTGTTTTGCCTTTCCTGTTTTTTATTACGTTGTAGGCACTTTCTAATGCTTTTTCGTAGTCTATATCTAATTGTTCACAAAGTATTATTAAAACTACTTGTATGTCTCCTATTGCATCATATATCTCTAAATCGTTTTGTTTTAGAAATGCACTACATAATTCTCCAACTTCCTCTTGAAGTTTAATTATTTGTTTAGGTGCGTTTTCTTCTTTTATTAAACCTCTTTCATTTGCCCAGTCTATTATTTTATCTTTCATCTTCTCTATATTCTTGTTTATACAATTCTAATACTTTTATTGTTTTGTCAATATCACTTAACCATTGACCTTTCTTTCTGCATCTTACTATCCTTTTAATCACATCAAATTCCCATGCATTTAACTTATGGTCTTGAGCAAATTTATAAAGACTTCCATTTGTATTATCGTAGTGATTATTTTTTCCTATTGGTTCAAATCTGTATTTAAATAAAGCACATTTTTCTTTATCATCATCTATTATTACGTAATAGTCATCTTTTTCTTCAACAACTTCATAATATTTTCCTTGAGTTGTAGATTCGTTTGTTTCTGTTGCTCTTACTTTCATAAATATATCTTTTTAATTGCTTGTAATTTTGTCATGTAGTTTCGTCTGAAGTTTCTTCTACCTCTTTCATCTATGTATGTTTCTAATAGACTACCGTCGTAACTTTTTAACACACATCTTTTACAGTTGATACTAACACCTTTCTCTGATTCTCTCATATATGCACCTTTAGGCTGTTTAATGAATAAGAATAAAGGTTTTACTCTTTTACATTTGAAGCATCTTTTAGTTTCAATCATAACTCTATAAAATAAGTTTTAGGATATTTAACTGTTTTATCTCCAAATTGAAAGTAATACCAGTTATTATCTTCTGATTGTACTTCATAGTTATGTTTATACTTCAGGTATGTAGTTTCGTGGTCAACTATACATTTAACTTTTTTCTTCATATCTTTTAAAATTTAATAACATTACATAAGAAACATTAAAACGTTTTCTTATTACTCGTTATATGCCATTTGACGAAATAACCCGATAAGACCGACTTTTTTTATTATAAATTACATTTTCTTTTGGGATTATTTTAACCTCACTAATTAGTATTTTACAAGGCTCATCTAAATACCAAATATAATCTTTATCTGTTTCTGAAATCATACCAGCTTCACAATATTCTTGCTTAATTCCTGGAGGTTGAAAGTAAATTTTTTTCATTTTATTTATTTTTAAATTTTGACTCCGAGATACAAACTCGGAGTAACTCGGAGTGTAAAAAACGGCATATAACAGCAATTAAGAGATAAAGCGAACGTACATATCCAAGACGCTTCATCACTTAGTTGCAAAACGTTATAAAAAAACACCCTACCGTTTAAGCGTTTAATAAATGTTAATATTTATTCTTAGTAGGGTGCTTAGTTTTATTTAAAACGGTAATCCGTCGCTTTCTTCTACATTACTTTCTTTATGTTCTACTCTAGCATCGTTAGGTACTGCATTAACAATAGTTCCTGAGTTCCACAAAACCCTGCCATTACCTACGTATTTCTTTGGTTGCTTTGCATCTCGTTCTTCTTTTGTTTGTCTAAGATACATAGTTACATTTTGTCCCCATTGATTTGTTTCGTCACTTATACTAATTGTATAGTTAGTATATTTTCCGTCTTTTCCTTTAATTGATAAGTCTATTAATGCACTCATATTTTATTTATTTTTAACTATTAAACTACTTTTACTTGTTGTTACTGTTGGTAACTCTAATAACTCCCCTGTTGTTTCATCTAATGAACTTAAATTCATTTGCCTAT